AGCATTGCAGCTGCGGACGGTGACGAACATGCCGCTAAACGTCAGGATGGCGGCACAGATGACGAGAAGGCTATTCTTGAAATTCATTGTTTCCTCTTTTCGGGGATCTATATTGTTTTGGTGGTCTAGCAGAGTTGCTGGAATACCTATAGAACCTCTAGATATATATACCTTAAAACACCCCTATTTTTAGACATATACCGGATAGCTAAAAAAAGCCCCCTACACCGTGATGGTGGTAGGGGGTGGGGGATGCCGGTCAGAGGCATTAGTTCCCTCATTACCCCACCGCGGGGGGTCTGACCAACTTTCGTGTGTCAGGCCGTGGCCGTAGCCACGGCCTGTCCCGCCAAGGCGGGATCCCGTTCATCCTCAGGAGAGGACGAACGGCTGGTCGTCGGCTCCGGCACCGAAGGCTCCTTCTGCGGCGGGGTGTGGGTAGCAGCCGGCGCCTGCTCTATGAACTTAGCCTTGACCTCGGCCTTGCTCACCCAGCCTTGCTGGATAGCCATGACCAGCAAGGTCAGGCCGACGCCGCTCACCATTGAGCCGACAAGGAACATCATCTGGGTGTACGAGACACCCTCCTGCAGGCTCTTGTTGGCCTGCAGGGTTGCGTGAGACGCCGACTCGTCGAGGGCCCAGCTGATGGGGTTCCACCAGCGCTCTCCCGTCTCGACGATGGGGGCCACCTGGCTCGGCACCGACATCGAGAACTGAGCCACGAGGCTCAGAACCACCATGGCGAGGACGGGGATGGTGATAAACCCAATGATCTTCAAAGTCTTCATTGTTTCCTCTTTTCGGAGGCTTGTATTGTTTTGGTTGTCCAGCAGAGTTGCTGGAATACCTACAAGGCCTCTATGTATCTATACCGCAATACAGGCCTATTTTTATACCTATAAAAGGCAGTACAACGCTGTAAGTATATATAACGCAAAAGGGGGGTATTTTTAGCCCCCTTTTAGGGGGTCTTTATTAGCTAAAAAAAGAAGATTGGTTGTGTACACCCAACCTTCTTTTGGACATTTGCGGGAGTCCACCCTTACCCATTTCGGGATGCCTGCCTCGGGGCCGTTCCCGTACCGGTGGTATTCCGGCATTCCTCAACAATAAGTGTCCGCTACCCATAGGCAGATACGGGTAGTAGGAAAGGGCCCAATGCATCAAGAGGATGCATTTACCTTTCTGGGCTTGTTCAAGACCTACAAGGCCTCTATGTATATATATCTCAAATAGGGCCTATTTTTAGCCCTATTATGCCCACTGCTTTAGGTAGGTATCTAAAGGCTCTTCCAGCTTTACCCACCCTGTATCTGGGATGGCTATAACTGCCTGCTTAGGGGTATACAGCTTACTCCTGCTTATACGCCAGCCCCCAGGTATACAAGCATTCATAGCAGCCGTGGTAGTAACGGTTTTCCAGTTGCAGTAGTTGATCCAAAAGGTGTCATAGCCGTTTTCATCAATAGTTCTTTTAACTATTGCACTTTTAAACAGTATGCCTTGAATAACTGTGGTAAGTCCATCTTCCGTAATTGTCACCCCTCTATTGTCTGCCCGAGACATGTACTCTTTGCCTGCAATAAAGTGATCTCGTAATCGGCGATTGCGTTGATTCATATGTATTCCTTTAAATGCAAACAACCCGGATTGCTCCGGGTTGCTGTGTTTGAGTTTTATTTGATTATTACTGCGGAGGAGGCATCGGCTGGCGTAGTTGCTCTTTGCCTTGATTAGCTGCCTGCTGGGTAATACCGTCCAGCATGCTCTTGACCACGGCATGTAGGTTTGGATCCTGGCCCTTGATCTGATCCAGGATCTGTCTACGCTGCGGAGAGCCAAGCGGGGCTGTAGCCATGATCTCGTTGACTCGAGCCTGGGCATCCGCAAAGAAGCTGTCCAGATCCTTGCTTGGGCCTGCTGCCATTGGCCCTGCAACGCCGTTGACGGGCATAGGAGGGGCCATTGGCGGACCGCCAAGGTTGGGCCCACCTGGCATGCCACCGGCTCCCATTGGAGCCCCTGGGCCTGCGATCATTGCGCCAGGAGGGGCAGCCATGATCTGCTCGTTCTCTTCCGCCTTGCGCATCTTGTCCATGTACTCCTTCTCGGCCCGCATCTTGAACTCCTGCTCTGCCTGGCGCTTCTTGAAGGTATCCTTCCAGTCGAGGCCAAAGAGAGTGAGTACATCCTGCTCTGCAGCAACGCCTTGCATCATCATCTGCAGCATGAGCATGCGGCGTTCGATGTCGTCGGCATGGGTAGGCTTCGTGAGGTTGACTTCACAAGGCGCCCAGTTAAGAATTGCGCTGACTCTGTCCACAATCCAAGTAAGAGTTGTCTGCAAGCCGTGCAGGAAGTGCGTCTCACCAGCCTCAAAGAGTCGAGCTGCAAAGGGAGCAGTCTGGGCACTTAGAGTCTTTCGATACAGCTCTACCGGAACACCCATGCCGTTGAGGAAGTCTGCTTGAGCTTGCTCTAGGAGTTCAGGTACGACAAAAGCCTTACCCTCGCCGCCAAGCAACTGATAGTTAACCGGGATAGGCATCCACTGCCAGCCTGTAGGGTCTCTACGAGCTCGCTCCACTGACCTCAACACGGACTGTCCAAAGCTGCCAATATTGACTGACTTCATAAAGTCACCGCCTGCTCCGACAGAGGCGGGGGTTACGAAGCGAATTGGCAACATATGGTCTAAAGCAATGCTTTCGTTATTGCGCTTGAGGATCTGGGCAAGATAGGCATCTCGGAAACCGGCAATAACCGGAGGCAGACCCCATACGCCCATCTTAATATCGCTTAGATTGCCTAAAGAGAAGTGGTGCACCATGTTGTCGCTGAACTGAAACAGGGTTCCAGATCGGACAGACTGCACCAGGGCCCAAGGCACACTCTCCAGGTACTTCTTATTGCCGCTCTGGATCTGCTGTATGTCCTGCGGAGGCACTTCATAGAAGTAGTCAGGCTTTCCACCATATTGGTGAGCTACAATGCGCATTTGCTTGATGGGCCAGCGCTTGATGTAGATTTCGTTTTCCTGCAAAGTAGGACGATCGTCTGGATTCAAGCAAGTAGCGTGCTTATTGCAGCTGCTGCAGGTAAAACTGAACCCGTGATTCAGCGTAAACTTGTAATCAACGCTTTGAATTGGTCTGCTGGCTCCGCATTTATCACAAGTCAGAAAGCGCTTGAATGGGGCCAGTACGGAAATGCAGCTATTGCCGTATACCTTTACATCCCGGCCAATCATGAACAGCAAAGACTTAAGATCCAGCTTTTCAATCAGAAACTTCTTGTACTGATTAGCCTTTTCCTCGTCGTCAGCCAATAGATTGATGTCCGTGCCGGTGAAGTACGAAACCACGTACTCAGTAGCTTGGGCAAACGTTCTATTGCTGTAGTACATCGTCTCCGCAATTTCAAACGCTTCGTTGAGATTGGTAGGAAGGTGCAGCGAAGCGTAGTCCAGGAACGGACTTGGGACGTGCTCTGCGTGCGACAGAGACCGTCGAGCTGGCATCTGCGGATTGGACGAAAAGTCAGGCATATTATTCCTCTGTATCCATTACCTTGATCAGCAGGCTTCTGCTGAATTCATTGCCGCCAAGTACCGCCCAGTCGTGTGCGTTAAGTCCGTCTTCGTCTTCTACGTTGGGATCAATGATCGGATTGGCAATGACGTAAAAGGATACCAGGTAGTTCATTATGGTGGGATCGCTGAGATATGCCGCCATCATGAGCAGCGTACGACCCCTCTTATCTCTAAGCTCAGCCAGCTTGGGAAACTTGTCTAACAGCGCATTTACCGTAGGAAGATTCCCGTTAACTACCGCCATGACTAGTACAGGAATGGCTTCCTGAATGCTATTTACTTTGTTCATTACGGTTCTCCTGTTGCCTTGTTTTACCGTTACAACGACAAGTGGGGGAGCAAGCCTTTACTTTTTCAAAGACTTCGTCAGAGGCAGTCTTTACAGGCTGCGCTTCTGTCTCCTGCTCAACCACACCTTTTTTGATGAACTCTGGATCTGACATAGTATTTAAAAAAAGTTATTTGAAGTTTTAATACTATTTGCTGATTTACAACTTACAATTTTTTAGCAGATAATATTGTTTATTCTACTATCCTGAACACTACCACGTACTTCTTGCTAGCCTCGTCAAACAGCTCTATGTTCAGTATCTGGCATCGTAGGGCAATGCCATCTACCTTACATTTGAATTCTGGTACGGATATTCTACCATCTTCCTGCAGTTCTGCGATAGGCGGAATCCATGGTGGATTGCCTGTTTTTTCGTCTAAAGGCATTTCCAACATTAACCAACTTTGATTGCCTCGACCGGTATTTGCAGGCTGGTAAATGGCATTGAGGCAGCTCAGAGAAAGCTTTGCCCCGTACCAATCAAGTTCAACGGTAGTCATTTTTGCAGGCTTCGGAGTTTCTTTAGCCTGAGGGGTAAAAGAAAGGCCTTGGGGGGTGGAGTTCCCCCCAAGGCTCTTTGCAGGTTGTTCGACCTTTGGCTTTTCCTTTGGCTCCTCATCAGGTGTAGCAGCGGTAGGGACAACGCCCCCATTGACCAGTACCGGGCCAAGCCCTAATGGTCTTTTAAAGCTGCGACTTTCTGCTGCGGGAGGTACAGGAATATTTGCAACCGCTGCCCAACCGTCAGTGTTGTCGGTTACCTTTACTACGGCTTTACTGGCTGCAGGTCCAGGTGCGGCCTTCATGCCAAGTGGTGCATTAGTATTTGGTCTTGGGCTGTTGCTCTTGCTCATAGGTCGTTAGTTGGATTATACTTCCTCGTCTCCGCACTTAATCGCCACCAGCAAATCTTCTGGCTCTATCTTGGCCAGCTCGTCGTTGACATCCCTGGTAGTGGACTTCGTAATACCGTACTTTGCTAGAGTTGCATAAACTGCGGTATTAGCCGACTCCACAGGAAGGCAGCATACGACATTTCTGCTCATTCGCAACTGAACCTTTTCGGGATTATCCTTGAGGTGCTGCTCATTATGCGAAATAGGTCCCAGGATTTTCTCTAAGTTTTCCAATGAGATAAGCCCTGTGCTGTACATAAGCAGCAGAGATTGCTCAGATCGACGGCGCTGCAGATAGTCCGGATCCATCTCAAGATAGATGGTTTGCGGATTGTCATGCAGAGCGCCATTGATTGGGATGAACTTATCAAACTTTCCAGAGGCATCAAACTTTGGCAAAACCCCCAGAGCCAAAGCCGCCTTAATCGGGAACATCTCTGGAACCAGCTTCTTAGATGCATAACGACCAGTGGGCCACTCAAAGTCATTGATCATGGAGCTGTACTGCCCCATGGCAGATGAGTGGGTCTTCAAGATCTCTGGCAGATTCATGAAGAAGTTCTCCAGGATCTTTCTGCAAACCTCCAATGCCCGGATATGCAGGAAGATTGGCAGATTCAGCATCAGCTGATCCCGGTTGTTGCGCCCTTCTCCACGACCCATGAGCGAGGCCATTGTGTGGTGAGCCATTGCCACTGGAGATTCCTGGCAGCAGAACCAGTGGTGATCTAAGGTATACGGCCACTTGCTGTTCTTACTGGGCTTGCGCCACTTTACCACACACTCTTCGTCAGGGGCTAGCACAGTACGTATAATGCCGTGAGAAATCCTGGTGCCAATGCTGCGATTAGTCCAATGGCTTCTCTCGTTATTATTAAAATATTTCACCAACTCGGCACAGACAGTTGCAATATTATTGCGCTTATCCGAAACCAAAGTGTGGATGTTGTAGTCATTCTGAGTCAGAATCTCCATGAAGCCTCTGTCGTCTGGGAAATCAAAATACCCAAAAGTCAGACACTTAATGACTTCCTCGGCTCGGCACTTGAAACCACGACCGTGATGGGGGTAATCGACCTCAAACACTTTGTTGTTTGCTCGCAGAGTCTTGAGCATCTTAATGCTCTGCGGGGATAGTTTGACACCTGCTTCCTTGAGAGCCTCCGGATTATTGATGATCTTGTGCTCGGTGTCTCCAAGTTCCAGATTGTTGGCAATCTTGGCCTTCAGAAAACCTACAATGCCGCCTGCTCCATTAGCCGCCGAGTTGTTGAGCCCAACGGTCACAGGATAATACAGAGTGCCGCCTAGGAAAAACGCGCTAGGACTAGTGCTCGTCAAACCAGCCGGCAGGGATATGCCGCTATTCGTGATGTTCTGCTTGAAGGTGCGAATGTCTACGAAGTTTTGTTCTAGTGTTACGTAATATTGCATGGGGTGGGGTTGAAGGCAGGGGGTGCTAACAGCCCTCCCCCCTACCTTCATTCCTTTTTATCAGGAGTTGATACGGATGGTCTTGCCGTAGGGGGGTTGGACCGAACTATTGACTACCCAAATGACATCAAACCCGGGATCATTGCCGAATTCACCATAGCCGTCAGTGAAGTAGACGAGTACGTCCACGTCGGGCTTATTCTGCTTTAGATGATCCATCACCGGCACAAACGAAGTACCGCCGCCACCCTTGAGTGAAGGGATTTGCTCATTTGGCTGTACCCACTTTGCACGATGGACTGTGTAATCTGCCTCCAACAGGTAGACAGGTACTTTGTACATCTTGCGAATGGCATCCATCTCCGCAATACCCTTGGCTATGTCGTCACCGGACATAGATCCAGAAGTGTCGATGGAGAATGCGATGCTGGGTTTCTTCTTGCCAATTCGACTGGTCATGATCACGTCTTGATACAGATACCGTCGATTCGGCGGAGTGAACGTGTGCCGGTTCTTGCTCTTCATGCAGAACTTATTCCGCAGGTAGTAGGCTAGCACCTCGTTCCAGGCAATCTCTGGATTCAACAGCTTGTCGATCTGCCGCTCCATGAATGCCGGGCAGTTGCCAGCCATGCGACTGCGAGTAGCAGCCTCAAGTCCAGCGTCTGCCCATTCCTTGGCATTCTGAGGGGTATCCTCAGAAGCCGTCCGGATATCCTGACCAGATGGTCCGTCTCCTGGCTCAAAGTCTGCCAAGTCGTTGCCGTCCTGGATACCGCTCTCGCCTTCACCACGACCCTTTGCTTTCATCTTGGGGCTGTTCTTGATGATAAGCTCGTAGATCTCCTCAGTCGTCATCGTGTTGTGATCAATGTCAAAATTAAAACTCTGACAACTGATGTACGATGACAGGTCTAGCCGTGTGCCTTTCTGCGAGAAGTGGTCCTGCAGCATCTCGTTGATAAGCACATCGCCGGCCACGTTCCACAGGTAGGCTTGACGCCCACCCACTCGGCTGTGGTGATCCAACAGCATATGCATGACCTCATGGGCCAGCACAAAATGCACCATGTTGTCGGACAGCGAGGTGAAGAACTCCCGGTTGAAGAAGATGTTGCCGTTGCGGTCAACGCAAGCGGTAAGCACTCTCTTGTCTTCGGTCAGCTTGACGTTGCACTTCTCGATCAGAAATGCCCAGAAAGGAAAGTCCTGGAACATCCTGAACATGGATTTGTCCAGTCGCTTCTTGGCAACCTGGATAAGCGTTGGGTCAATTTCGGTCGACATCATTCCACCTCGAATGGCACCAGGAGGCTGCGGTGCTTGGAAAGCCAGTTCTTTGCATTTTGAGACTTCATAACAGCCAGCATAAACTTCTCATTCCTCTGCTGCAGCAGACCGCCGAAGTATAGGCTGCTGATCTCAGGACGAATACCCATCATTACATTTGCGCCCTTATCAATCATGTTGATATTGCGCAGAGCTCGGTACAGAATGTTGCTGACGACCGCATAGGTCACAGACAGCTTGTTGGGGCCATCCTGATACGTAGCCTTGCCCTCCAGCAGATCGTCAATGTTCGGCATCACCTTGATCTCGTTGCAGTACTGGATGAACCAGTTGGCTGCACCCTTGCCGATGGCGCCCTCAATGGCTTCACGCTCGGTGATATTGCTCTTGAGGAGGCGAGAAACCATGGTCCAGCCGCGAGGAGTCGGGAAGTTGCCATACTCGTCCTGCGGATCGGAGTACAGGTGCTGGCCGCTGGTGCTGCTCATGAAGCCAAGCACGTTCTCGTGGATGTAGTTGTTCATCGCCCAGTTGCGCCACTGGTTGAAGTCTGGCTGCATCTCCAGGATCACAAAGCGATTGCGGAGAGGAGCAGAGAGCGGATTGACGTGGGCTTTGTGCGACGACTTGTTGCCGCAGGCCACGATCCACCAGCCGTCACCAAGCTTATGCGGACCACAGCGGCGATCCAGGATGAACTGCAGAGCAGCATTCTGAACGCTAGGGTCGGCAGTATTCAGCTCGTCAAAGAGGATGATGCCCTTGCCACTGGTCGGCAGGAAGTCGGGCTTTGCCCACTCCACGCTGAACTCGGTGCCGTCACCCTTGCGGTTGACGACCGGCATGCCGCGCATATCCACCGGCTCCAACATGGAAAGACGAACGTCCTTGACCTCGTCACCGTCCGCTGCAGCCTTGCAGATCTCGGACTTACCGATACCGGGGCCGCCAAAGATGAGGAGAGGAACGTTAGCGCTGCGATACTGCTTGAGCTTGTCGACGTAGTTGATTGATGCTGCCATTTGTTTTTAATCCTGTTTTCTTATGCGTGATAAACGAATTCGTTAGCAGAGACCCACTCTACGGTAGGAACGATAGAGCCTTCGATTAACAGAAAGTAGTGCGTAGCCAAGTCGTCTTTTTTGACCTTGTTCTGATACTCCGATACCTGAACCTGCGCCATCTCCCGAGACTCAACCGGAATGGCCTCAATAGAAGATTCTGTCTCCCAGTGATATGGAATCTTTAGCAGTATGAGTCCTGCCTTTTTAGCTGTTTTCTGATTCGGTGCCGTCGTCATCAGATGCTCCAGTGTCCTTAATAATTGAAATTAGGTTGTCGCAAGTGTCAAGAAAGTAAGAGCACTCCTTCGTGTAATTCAAGGTCGTGATTGGAGTCTTGGGATTCGACGTGAATACCCCCGCGATGTTGATAAGTGTCTGCTCGTCCTTCTCCAGGCCTTCCCAGGTCTTGTACTGAGAGCCGCTGGATACGAAGGACTCCTTGACAAAGACCGCCTGAAACATGCCCATGCCGAAGAAGTCGACGATTCGATTAGCATGCTCAATGGTGATGTTTCGACCGTCACTACCCTGGATGATCTGATCGTAGGTGCAAACGTCCAGTCCAGTGATCTTGCGAATCTGATCGGCGGGTAGTACTTGAGCTCTGTCCAAGGCTCTGATTACGTGAGCAATGTAGTCTGAAAGCATGTTATCCTTTAATTGCTAAATGCAAGGCAGTGCCTGCGATTGGGAAACAAAACCTGCCCCGGCACCACATGTAATCAGCATGTGGTGCCGGGGAGGTAGGGGGTGTCAGGAGTGTGGATTAGGATTCGCTGGGCTCCAGCTCTGCAGCAGAGGGCTTCACCTCCACCACTGCTGGGGCCTTCTGCTTCGGAGTCTCGGCAGAACGCGTCTGCTGCCGAAGCTCCTCAATGTTTGGAATCTCAAAACCCAATTGCCGAGCAGCGATGTAGCTCTTGTGCTGCGTCTGGAACGTGTCCATGCGCCGGCCCATGAGGAAACAGTCTTTGTGCTGCGGCACTTCGTACTCATCCTGGTCCATGACAAACCAGGGAACACAGTCCTTGAACTCCTTGATCTGTGCCGGACTCAGCAGCAGAGGCAGATTCCTCTGATTGACTCCGAGCATCTCGATCGGTTGATCGATAACGTCGGAAACAATCTTGATCAACATGCCAAGCATGCCCGGCTTCTTGCCGAAGTCGGACATCATGGTTTGTGGATCACACCCAGCATTCAAATACATTTGCCAGGGAGTGACCGCATAGCTTTGCACCAACTCCTTAGTGCGCAGGTATGCTGGACTCATCAGGCCGCCCATTCCCGAACAGATGAAACTCAGGAATTGCTCGACCATGTTTGAGGCCACGTCGATCTTGCCGCACGTCCTCGGCACCATCAGGATTGGCTCATTCACCAAAACCCTAGGATGCCCAAAAGCCTCATTGATTAGGTGAGACTTGTAAGCCAGGCAGGCAAGTGCCGGGAGTCCCGACACCACCATTCTGGCACGCTGAGCCGCTTCTTCGTTGCTGGTTTTAGCCAGCTCCTCCAGCTCGACCTGCTCTCCGTCAAAGAGCCATTTGGGTGTATCCAATTTTCCCAAATTAACGGAGAATGCCACGCTAGTGGAGAAGTTCAGATGCCTACCTTCACCCTCAGTCCAGTGATGGAAGAGGCAGTAGGCTTCTGAGATACCGTTGGGCATGCGCATGATTAGCGCACATACCGTGGTATCAGCGGATCCAACGAACAGGGCGTTTCGATGCCGGAACCTCTCGGCATATGAAAGACCCCATTCATTGACATAACCGTATGCCTTTGTGACAGACAACGGCTTGACGACTGCTTCCTTGCAGTGTCTCATTCGTACACCCCTTTAAGTAAAAACCGCCGACTGCAGATCGGCGGAGGTTCCATGGCTCTAGTACACCATGACCGGTTCATGGCGAAACATGGCCAAGTTATTTTAACTCATTTAGGTGGCTATTTGAGCGCAGGTAAATCCACGTCAAGCTTGCGTCTTTCGCCCAGATCCTCAAGTACAAGCTTGCCTGTATCAGTTACCTTGAGGCGGTATCTGTACAGCCATTTGCCTGTATTACTGGTGGAGGTGAGGACGCACACCATGGCGTTCTTGGACTTACCGTAGAACGATGGCTCGACAACCATGGCAATGCCTTTGTTGTCCTTTGGAAAGGATGCCTCGGCTTCCATAGGGTCTGTTTCGTGGAAGTTAATCTTCAAAGCACTTCTCTCAATTTCTTAAATAGGGCTGCTGCTTCTCCTGCTCCTGGTCCATTCCGGTTGACGTATATGCAATTGAACGGGGGGCCGTTCTTGGTGTTGAGATATAGCTTACCGGATAGATTAGACGGCATGAAAAAGGTGATGGGTACAAATTCCTTTATACCCACCACCTGCAGTGTTTGCAGCTTTACTGGATCTCGGACCTCGACATCTTCGGCCTCGCAGCTATATAGAACTTTTTCGCCTGCAGCGTTTTGGGCAAGCCATTTAGCATTGCTCAACCAGTTCTTAAAGTGAGGCCAATCCTCTTTTGGCATTCCGTGCAAGTATCTGCTCCAGCCGGCTTCAGGCGCGGCAAACCCTGCAGGGGCAGCAACGTCTTCAACAAGTAGAGGACCAGGCAATACAAAGTGCATGATCTTTAACTGCTTGTTGAACTCCTTGGCGTATAGCTCAAAGAGGCTGACCGGAATGCGCAGATACATGTGCAGAGTGTTGACGAAGAACAGGCTGTAGTCCTTGGTCCAACTCTGTAGTTCATCCTGGGGCGCAACCGCATCCTCCTGGACCAATTCGGTACTCAAGGGGGAGGATGCGGCCTTTGCCGGAGTGAATACTCTGTTGGTAGGATCTACAGACATGCTCTTTACTCCGCGGCTTTGATTACACTAAGAGACGGAGCGTCATCGGTCTTTGCCGGCTCAGGGGTCTTTTCGGCTTCTTGCTGGGCTCGCATGAGCATCAGCTGCAGATTATTGTGAATCACTCGTAGTGATCCAAGAGTGTCCGCTGCATCTTGGCCGTTGAGCATAAAGCTCTGGGTGGTGTCATGCATGACGCCCAGTTGAGTGCGCACCTTGGTGGTGACCTTTACTTCCAGCAGTTCGCCTTCGCCCTCTGGATTAGGGATACGGGTAAAGCAGGTGCTTTCATTCAGTAGTGATACTTGCTTGTTATTCGCAGTTTCTGCCATTCTTCAGTTCCTTGTAAGCATTGGTTGTTCTAGCTGCCATATACACTGACAGCGCATCGTACACGTGCTCGTTCTTTCCTTCCAGTACTTGTCCTCGTTTTCCCTTTACCCATCCGTTAAAGTTTGGAAATAATGTCTTTACGGAAGTCTTGACGTCTCCTTTGGAAGCCGACGTGCTGCCGGTAGCTGCACGCTTGGCCTCAAATGGAGTCACCAGGGTAACAGGAATCTTAAAGCCGTCCACAACAGCGCAAGCCGCGCCTCTGGCAATAGCCATGCTTTTGGCTGCCTGAGCGCTCTTTGATCCGCCTGTTGGGCACTCTATGAATATATGACACGGTAGATGCTCCATGAGAACCTTCTCTAGGGATCGCACCAATTCCGTGGTTCTGCGCCACTCATCATCTGACACTCGCATCTTGGCTCTTTTTAGTTCTGCCTTATCCGTCTTTTCCGTGTGGATGGTGTCCACATGGAGCAGCTCGTCCTTGGCAGGACTAATAGAAAGAACCGCTACGCCAGTATTGGCGAGGGCTAGATCGAGGCAGACGATGAGAGGTGAGTTATTCATCCTTCGTCATCATCGCCAGAACCGTCACCGTTGTCAACTTCGAAGTCGTTTGATTCCGGCATCTTTTGGTTGTTCAGTTTCCACTTAGATGGATCTGACAAATTCATGTAGATGTTCTTGAAGATGTTGTCTCCATTCATACCGTCGATAGAATCAAAGGCCACAAATGGAAAGGAGTTTACATCAGAGCCCTGGATCTTTGTTACCGAGACTCCTGGGCTCTCCGGCGAACCTTTGCCTGGAAAAAGCGGCTTGGGCGGAGCGATCTGCATGACAATTTCCATCAAAGACGAAGGATCGACTTTGACGTCAAACACCATGATCGGTTTGATAGTAAGCCAGATAGGGTTATCTGTAATCGGAATGCCCGAGTACACCACCTGGTCCCCAAGCACTTGCTTCTCTACGATGTAGCCTAGAGCCTTTTGCTCATTAACAGCAAACTTACCGATAAGGTTGTCGCTCATTCTAATCCTCGGTTAAAGCTCTTCAGTACGTTTTCTGCGGCATTGTTGACCGGAGAATCCATGTACTGCTTGAAGTCGTTGACTCGGGCTACAGCAGCCTGATGCCACATACGAACAATGATGTCGCCTAGGTTCTTCAGAACCCAGGTGCGAGCCTGCCAGGACAGCTTGGTAAAGCCAGAGGCAAGGTACGCTTCTTCAGGAGTAGCGTGGCTGATACCTCCACGAGAGAGGATGTAGCGCATGGCCAGGACAGCCTTCTCCATCTCCTCTTCGGAGATCTGCAGGGTCTGGGTAGAGGTGTAGGTATCTACATGCTGAATCAGATTGCACATACCGACAAACGCACCGGGCACGCAGTTGATTATGTCGTGCTGAGGTACGTAGCTTTCATTAGCCGACATGACGCCACGAGGACTAACCGACAACATATGGTTCGTGTTGAACGGCAGGGCCATGTTGACCGGGATGTCTAGGCTTCTTCGGAAATCTTCTTCTGACATATGTTCTTTCTTTTTTAAGATTAACTCTATTCGATTGTGATTTTCCTGTTCACTTTACCTCCACCCCATCCACATAGACGGGAAAATCCATGCAATCACGGTTCGACTTGATTTTTTTGTTCTTGATGCGATCAACTCCATCGGAGAACTTCCGCATCGCAGACAATGAATCCATGTGAACCGAAAGGCTCACATAGTTGTCACCTTGCATTCCCTGCTCGGTGTAATCGATCTTGCCAGCCATCCAAGCCAAGGATGGGAACTGCTTTGCAAACTGCTTTCTAAAATCCTTGATCCACAGGCTGTCGGTGTAGATCAGCCCGTGCTTGTCGGTATCCCAAGACCGCTTGGGGAAGTACACTTTGATGTGAACAGACAGAAATATAGTACATCGATACAGACACGCATCGATTTCCCCAACTTCCATTTCGATCTTGGTGGTCGCCACGGCGCGAGTGGCAGGTGACCAAAGCCCGTCCCCCTTGGTTTCACAGATCATGGGGGTCTTGAGGGGCATGGTGATTGTGCAGTTATCATCTAATGGCATTTTGATTCTCCTTTTGGTTTGGTTTAGTAGTGGGGTCAGTCCGCAAGTTTAGCCACCCATTCCGGTTCCTTCCACCCCATCCACATAGACGGGAAGATCCATGCATTCATCGTACCTCCAGATCTTCTTGTTCTTGATGCGATCAACTCCATCGGAGAACTTCCGCATCGCAGGCAATGAGTTCAAAGTGAACTCAAGGCTCACATAGTTGTCACCCTGCATTCCCTGTTCCGTGTAATCGATCTTCTTCACCACCCAAGCCAAGGACGGGAACTGCTTTGCAAACTGCTTTTTGAAGTCCTTGAGCCACAGGCTGTCCGTATAGATCAGCCCGTGCTTGTCCGTGTCCCACGACTTCTTGGGGAAGTACACTTTCATGTGAACAGGCAAAAATATAGTACATCGGTACAGACACGCATCGATTTCCCCAACCTCTATTTCGACCTTGGTGGTGGCAACGGTGCGGTTGGTTCCTGACCAATACCCATCCCCCTTGGTTTGGCACAGCATGGGGGTTTTGAGGGGCATGGTGATTGTGCAGTTATCATCTAATGGCATTTTGATTCTCCACTATATTTAATATTGAAACGGGAGGTCTTGGTCTCCCACCAAAAATGAACTAGATCCTTGTCTCCGTTGAACCACAGGGGACAAACATCCGGCTTAAAGCATGAGTTAAGATCGGTAGCCAAACAACAAAAACACAAATGGCTACGAGCAAATCCATAATTAAGCAATATGCGTTCCACATTGGTAAAGTTTTTACCACTGAGGCATCCCGAGTCAACCACAATGAGCCGTTTATACGGATCAAGTTGATCAGGATGAATATGAACAGGAAACTCATTTGCATATGGGATATTTACTGGCTCTATATCAAGGGGTCCATCCCCATAACTTAATTTATGAGCCATGAGTTGCGCTAATAGACCCGAGTATTCGTAGCTAAGTTGTAAAATGGCACAGTGCTCAACGTTGAAAGTAGAGCGTATGTCATCGCATACTTTATCTATCAAGCGCAGTTCCCAATCGTAGTCAATTAATAGATTGCGTTTACTCATAGGAGTTAATGGACAGCATGTTTCTGGGATCAAATGAAAATAGGCGTGCTCAGATTTCTCCTAAAGTTTTCTGAGGACATATATTCTTTCCTTTGACGGTGATGCTGACACTAGCAGGTAGATTTACTTCAGTCAAGGGTTGTGTACCCCTGGGGCACGAATCATACCCAACCCAGCATTTAGAGCAATCCGTTGTCAGAGATTGTAGGCAATTTTTCTTGCGTTCTTTCATCAGTTTGAGATTGAATGCCTTCTGCTTTGGAGTGGCCCTCAGCAAGCCTACTGAATTATCCTTGACGTTAAAGCTAGCGGTGGTGTGCCCTACATGCGCATCAAATTGCAATAAAGGGAAGGCATCAGGATATACCAGCATTTGCAACTGAACCGCTTCCCTAGGATCCGCCAGTTTTACTCGCTGCTTATCTACCTTGTAGCGAGCTCCTAGCGCATGAGACATACGGCTGAAGGTCTTGGGAACCTTCATGTACATATCAAACCCTGCCGCAGGCCCGTCTAAAACTCGTATACGATAGCAGCCTAGAAAAGAACCGGAGTCGTCTAGGTGCTCCGCAATAGCGCAGCTCATCCAGCCCAGCTCCTCAGGCTTTCCTGAGTAGAGCAGTACGGACTCATCAAGAACTCGCTTACGATTACCTGCTACCTGCCAGCAGATAAGGTCTTTTATTCTTTTAGTTATCAGGCATCCAAGAAAAGGCTGTAAAAGATTTCTGCCTATCTCTGCCTCACAGCCAGTAACCTCTCTGGCTGTGCGAATAAGTGCAGCAAGATTCTCCTGGCTCAGAGGCTTACCAATAATATCGATCTTTTGTCTGATTAGAATATTATTGAAAGCCGTTACCGCTGCTACGCATTGGTCGGGACGATTGTAGATCGGCTTCTTGGGTGGTTTGAAGCCGGTCTCCAAGTCTTTAATTTTATAGTCTTTACTGACCGGCAAGAAAGACTTATCGTACATCACTCCTCCAGTACGCCGAGGATCTCTGTCACATGCATGATCAGATACCCCTCAGGCATAGGAATCTCAGAGCCGGAGAACGCCGTGAATAGAACTTCGTCTCCTACCTTGACGTCTGGTACGGGCAGCTTACGAACCTTTAGGTTGTCGCAGCTGCCTATCTTAATTACCGTGCCTCGCTTAGACTGATAGTCCTTGCGGTCGTCTGGCACGATGATTCCTGCCGCTGTTGTCTCGGGGGCCTTCCACTTGCGAATCACGACAAAATCGTGGATAGGCTGGAAGTTTTCAAGCATTTCTTTTTCTTCAAGTCGTGGCACTATTGACATTGTTTTGTTCCTTTTGCTTACGCCATGCTTCTTTCTGTGCAGCACTCCGTCTAGCTTTGACTTTAGGATCTGCCAATGTAGATTTTGCCGTTGACTGTATTGGTAATTTTGTAGACAATCGCCATTAGAGTAAGCTTTAATTAAACCCAACCATTAAAAGACAGCACCACTGCTGCCCAAAACAATACGATGCTTGCGGCTTTCAGTAGCTGTAATTTAGGTTTGTGCATTGTTTCTACTTATGCAGCTGCATGCTGAACACTTCAGCTTTTACGACAATTGACTCTCCGTTCTTATCCTCTGCGCATTCTGCGTTGGCCAAGCCGTCTTCGAGTCCTTCAACAAGCTCCTCTGCTTCATCCCCATTGCGGAAGACACGGTCTACGCACCAGTCTTCCAGGACTCCGCTTCGGTGGTTGTTGTACCTTACTACAACGAGATGTAGGGTGTCGCCAACATCTACCTCAAAATCCAGTTCAATCTCCACCGAGTCTCCCCGGGGTTCCTTAACTGAGAGTTTGATTGGATTAAATTCTATATAGCAACGACCTTCAGAGTCGTCATAGTCGTATTCGTCGATGTCCTCGTCGAGGTTTTCGTCTTCTGATTCCTCGTATTCGGCATCGTCATTTCTAGTCTCAGAGTATTGTAAATAAACAGTGGTGTAAGGCATGTCAGCTCCTTACACCACTGTTTACCCCATTTAAGGGTTTAGTGCAAATTACTTCTTAGACTTGGTCATCGTAGTACTAGTGTCTGCCACAAACTGCATTGTCTCAGTAATGCTGGAATCTGATACGCCTCTGACGTAAGTCAT